GGACGTTCTCCCATCCGGCGATCATCTGCTGCGCGTCGACTTCTTCCTCCTCGGTGGTCTCGTCGGTCTCCTTGACGATCGTGACCTTGACCTCGGGCTCCTCGGCGTCGAGCTCCGACTCGAGACCCCGGGCCAGCTCCACGGCCTCCTCCATGCTGCCCGCGTTGTCGTACTCCATCGCGCCCCGGTCGACGTCCAGGTTGCCGGTGTAGAGCTCGGCGTCGATGACGCCATACTCGCCGAGGGCCGTCCCCTCGTACTCCCGGAGCTCCCGGGCGTTGAACTTGACGACGAGGTAGCCGTTGATCTTCTTCATCTTTCTCATGCTGCTGTTCCTTCCTTTCTGTGTGTGGGTCACTGTCCCAGGGGAGGGACGACCCGGATCGTGTCCGTGTGCTTGTGGAGGATGACGAGCTCCCCGTTCTGCTTCTGCTTCACGACGAGCCAGTTCTCCGGCGAGAGGCCCGCTTGTCCGAGCCGGATCTTCTGCTTCCTGGTTGGCTTCTTGCCGCGTCTCAAAGAGATCGCCTCCTTTGCGTTTCGGTGCGGTATATGGTAGAGTAAAAGCGAACGGCGAGGGCCGTCTTGTATGAAACTTAGAATGACTTCCTCTAACCGGGCCGGGGGCGCTGCAACGCCCGCCGACCCGAACCGCGCGAGCTCTCTCGACTTCTTTCGCTATGCTTCGCTCTGTAGAGTATCGAAGCATCGGTGCTGCTCTTGCGGCGCTCCCATCCGGCGGCGAGGCGTCCGCCGTGTGGTGCTGTGTCCAGTTTGTGACGCCGGAAACGAATTGAAGTAAAGGGGGTGAAGGCCCTCGCCGCTCGCTTTTACTCTACCGCCGCCTCCTTTGGTCTTTCCTTTTGGTGGGTGGTGTGCTATGCTTGATTTGCTTAAATTTTTAATCTACAAAAAGTATAACTCGGAAGTCCGAGTAAGTCAAGGATTTTTTCGGCTATCCGAGTAAAAAACTCGATTATCCGAACGGAGGTACTTATGGAAACTATCGGAAAACGGGTTCGCGCTGCGCGTCAAGAACTCGGTCTAACAATGAAGCAACTGCACGAACAAACGGGCCTTTCTACCGGCAATATAAGCGATATTGAGAACGATCGAAACACTCCCTCGGTCTCCTCGCTTGTCGCCCTGGGGAGAGCCCTTCGTCGATCTCTGGATTGGCTGCTCACAGGGGAAGAAGCAAGCGCTCGGAGTAACGAGTCCCCTTTGACGTGTGACGGTGTCCCCCTGTCCCAAATGGAGACCGACCTCCTCGCCATGTTTCGACTCCTCCCTCCGGCGCACCGCGAGGAGGTTTTTGAGCTGGTGCATTTCAAATACAAGAGGGAAGTCGAGGAGAAAAAAGAATCTATTTACTCGACATATTTCGACGGGAGCGAGGACGAAAAAAGCGGCCCCGCTGGGAGCCGTGAGGCCCGCGACGGAACCGCCTAATTTTTTTGTCCTGCCATGATTAAAAACTAAATCAAAATCATGTAGAATTGAGAATAGGGGGCGGAGGGGGCTCCGAACCCTTGAAAACCCCGGTATTACGGGCAATTCTACAATTCTACACGAGAATGTGGAAAATGTAGAATTGCTTTTCCGCATTTTCCCCCGGTTATGGCCCGGTCGCCGCCGTCGTCGTAACGCCTGGAATAACAGCTCGTAACGCCTCCGCGCCGCCGATCCACGCCGCCGAACCCCTGTTTTTGCCCCCTGCCGTTAATTTATGCACGGATTAACGCCCCGTTTGCACAGCTCGCCCGCTTGCCTTCCGGGGCCGTCTCTGCTATACTGTGACCATGGGCCGCGAAGCCCGTCCTCTTTGTCTGCTGCTGTGACTTCCGGGACGGGCCGAGCGGCCCTCTTTTTGCCCTCAAATGCCCTTGTTTCAAGGGTTTTGCCCCGTTGCGGGTACGATATGCCCCAGCCTCGCCGCCGCCGTTGTGGGGCCTTCCAGGGCTCCCCAGGGCATGAAAAAAGGACGCCGACCGCGTCGACGCCCTCGTCTCAAGTTGTCTGATAAAGCCGGGCCGGATCAATGCCCTGTCCCGGGTGAAAATGCCCTGTTTCCCGCACAAATAGCGGGTTTTCTCGCGGTCTCCCGTGCTGTCCCGGTTTATCCCGTGTTTCTCAATTACGTTGTCCCCGTACACTTACTGTCCTTGTGAAATATGCTGTGGAAAATGGGCGCTGAATCGTCCTGACGGTATCGTCTACACTGCCAGCGGAGCCATAGCCGAAGAAGGCGTCACAATCGCGGCCGACTGGTCCGTCTATTCGCCAGGCACTATCCTTTACATAGAAGGCATAGGCGAACGAACCGTCCAGGATCGCGGCGGAGCCATAAGCGGTCAGAAGATCGACGTATTCTTCAATAACCACGAAGACGCCCTTCACTTCGGCCGCCAGGAAATCCGAATCAAAGTTATTTCTGATACAGAGAGGTAAAACGATATGGAAATCAAAACACTTGTGGCGAAAGCACATGAAAACGCCGTGAAACACGGATTCTGGGAACCACCCCTTCCTTTTGGAACAGCGATCGCACTGATTCACAGCGAACTTTCCGAAGCCCTGGAAGAAGAACGCAACGGGAACCCCGACGTCTGGTTCGCTTGTAACGAAAGCGACAACTTTATTTGCACCCCACAAGACGAAACCGAATGTCTTATGTACGGCAAAGAAAACCTTTGCAAGTACAGAAGCAGAAAGCCCGAAGGTGTGGCCGTCGAACTGGCTGACGCGGTGATCCGGATCGCGGACCTTTGCGGACACCTGGGAATCGACCTGGAGGAAGTAATCGAAATCAAAATGGCCTACAATGAAGGCCGCCCGTACAAACACGGAAAGAAATTCTAATCCCGAAGGGAGGAAACACAATGAATCAGTGTCAACTTATGGGGCGCCTGGTACGCGACCCTGAACTGAAATACACGCCACAAGGAACGGCCGTCACGTCGTTCACCCTGGCCGTCGACCGCCGCTTCAATCGCGACAAGGCCGACTATATCAATATTATCGCGTGGCGCCAGACTGCCGAATTCGTCGCGAAACACTTCACCAAAGGCCAGCGCGTCGCGGTCGTCGGAAGCATACAGACCAGATCCTGGGAAGATAACGACGGCGGCAAACACAAGGCCGTCGAAATCGTCGCCGATTCTGTCTATTTTGCGGACGCCAAAAAGGAAAGCGCCGCCGGAAGCTATGCCGAAAGCGCCATGACGTCCGAAGGCTTCGAAGTGACCGACGAAGATATTCCGTTCTGAAAATAGACTGGGGAAAGGCGGTGAAGATACATGGACAAACCCAAAGAAAGCAAAGTCAGAACAAGGGTCATGGAAATCCTTCGGAACCATGATCAGGAAGCGCGTGTCATAGAAGCACAGATCGCCGCCGAAAAGGAAGCCCTGGAAGCCGACCTGGAATTCATTCTTGAATCGGCTTACCCGTCCAGTCAGTTATCCGACGCCGGCGTCCGCGTCCAGTCTTCACCTGACCCAGACGGAAGACTGGTTCGCATGGTCGACAAGCGCGACCGAAGAAGACAAAGAGCAAACGAAGCGATCGGCAACCTGGAACGCCAGCTTCAACAGATCACAGAAGTTCAAAACCTGGTCTACACCCTGGACACCCGTTCGAAATGCGTCCTTCTTGCCCTGTACTACCCTTACAGGTCATACGACGAAGCGGCCGAATTCCTTCAAGTCGAAAGGACAACTGTCTATCGACAAAGAGAAATCGCCCTGAACAGGCTTTTCGCCAGGGCTGAACGGTCAAAAGCCTTCCGCGAATAGAAATTTATGCAACTATGTGCAACTGTTTGCAACTACTTGCAACTATACGCAACTGTCAACGGGAAAAATATATGGTATAACATCATCGTGGACTTGCGCGTCCACCCTCCTATTGATATAGGGTACAGGAAGACGTTCCTTCGGGAGCGTCTTTTTTGTACCCGAATTCAGAGGAAATACCGAAAATCAGAAAGGAAGGTGTGAATCATGGCAAAGCTGACGCCGAAACAAGCCCGTTTCTGTGAAGAATATCTGGTCGACCTGAACGCGACACAGGCCGCGATCCGCGCCGGATATTCTGTCGAATCGGCTGGAAGTATCGGAAGTGAAAACTTGACAAAACCTGAAATTCGCGCGCGCATAGAAACCGCAATGGCCGAAAGGTCCAAAAGAACCGGAATCAATGCTGACCGCGTTCTTCGTGAACTGGGACGAATCGCCTTTGTGAACCCGAAGGACGTCCTTGACTTACAGACTGCGGAAGTAAAACCCGACACCAGCGACGACGATCTGGCAGTTATCGCCGGAATGAAGGTCAAATATGTCCCACATAAGGACTTCGACGAAAACGGTGATCCTGTCATTGAACAGGCAATCGAACGCGAAGTCAAGCTGTGCGACAAGCTGAAAGCGCTTGAACTTTGCGGCCGTCACCTGGGAATGTTCAAAGACAATCCCGAAGCAAATGTCCCTGTTACGGTGGTGATCAATTATGACTACGGCGGCGAAGATTGAATTCAAGGCGGCGGCACAGTTTAACCCTGTCTTCCGCCCCGTCAACGAATGGCGCGGCCGATATAGGATTCTGAAAGGTTCAGCCGGTTCCGGAAAGTCTGTGAATATCGCCCAGGACTATATCGCGAAACTGTCCGATCCGGCCTATACCGGCGCGAACCTTCTTGTCGTGCGAAAGATTGAAGAAACAAACCGCGACAGTACCTTCGCCGAATTACAGGCGGCGATATACAGAATGTTCGGTCCCTATGCTGACCGCTTCTGGAAAGTGAATCTGAATCCGCTTGCGCTGGAATGTAAGATCACCGGAAACAGAATCATTTTTCGCGGTGTCAAGGATCAGCGACAGCGTGAAAAGGTGAAGTCGATCACCTTCAAGAACGGGAAACTGGTCTGGATATGGTGCGAAGAAGCGACAGAACTTCTTTCCGAAGACGTCGACATTCTGGACGACCGTCTTCGTGGTAATCTGAACGAACTGAATCCGAATCTGTACTACCAGATAACAATGACGTTCAACCCAGTCAGCGCGACGCACTGGATCAAAGGTCGATACTTCGACAAGGCTGATCCGGACGTCCTGGCCCACCATTCAACATATAAGACAAACCGGTTCATAGACCCAGCCTATTTTCGCCGTATGGAACGACGCAAGGAAGAAGACCCAGAAGGCTATCGCGTCTATGGCCTGGGCGAATGGGGCGAACTGGGCGGCCTTATCCTGACGAACTTCGAAGTCCACGACTTCAAGACCGGAAAAGACAACTTCGACGCCTTCTATTATGGCCAGGACTTCGGCTATAACCACGCGGACGCCATTCTGGGCGTCGGCTGGAAAGACGGCGAAGTGTATATCTGTTCTGAAATCTATGTCTTTGAAAAGGACACCGAAGAAATTATCAGCCTGGCCAAACAGAACAAAGTCGACCAACGTATCGAAATGTTCTGCGATTCCGCTGAACCGGACAGGATCAAGACCTGGTCAAAGGCCGGCTTCCGCGCCTACCCTGTGAAGAAAGAGCCTGGAAGCGTGAAAGCACAAATCGACTGGCTGAAAGGCCGGAAAATCCACATTCACCCGTCATGCGTGAATGTACTGAAAGAAGTCCAACAATGGAAATGGAAAAAGGACCCGACGTCCGGTCTTTACATAGACGAACCGGTCGAATTTATGGACGACGCTATGGCCGCCCTTCGTTATTCGGTCGAACGTCTACGTCGTGGTTCTTCTATCGAAGTATTGAAGTGAGGTGTAAAAATGGCCGAATTATCTGTTATGGACCGGATCAATATGATTCTGTCTGACCCCGAAAAAGCTACAATGACGCTGGCCCAGATCGTCAGCGAAGAAATACGCGAATTCAAGGCGTCCCCTGAATACGCGATCATGCTTGAAGCTGAATCCTATTACAGGAACCGAAGCGACGTCCAGCGAAAGACGGTTGACGTTGCGAACCGTTCAAACACGAAGATCGAACACCCGATCTTGAAGAAACTTGTCGACCAGAAAGCGAACTACCTTCTGTCGAAGCCCTGGACGGTCGACACCAAAAACAGCGCATACGGCGAAGCATTGACGAAAGTCTTCGACCAGACCTTCCGCCGGAAGATTAAATCCCTGGGGAAGGGCGCGATCAAGTCAGGTATTGCCTGGATTCAACCCTATTTCAGGGACGGAAAACTGGCGTTCATGCGTATTCCTTCGACTGAACTTGTCCCTTTGTGGCGCGACGCTGAACGAACAGAACTGGACGCCTTTATTCGATTTTATGACCAGGTCATTTATATCGGAACCAGGAAACACATCATCACACACGCCGAATTCTGGTGGCCTGGTGGTGTGAAATGGTTCAAGACGGACGCCTTCGCCGGAACCGGCGCCGGAAACTTCTATGTCGACAAAGAACACGGCGACGAAGCGTCTGACTATACGGAACCACACTTCGTCGTTGACAATAAGCCGTACAACTGGGAAGAGTGTCCGATCGCCTGGCTGAAATACAACGAAGAAGAACTTCCCCTTTGCTATTATATTAAGGACCTGATCGACGACATCAACTGGCAGACGTCCGTCACTTCCGATGTTCTTCGCGACGTGGCGAAGTTTATCTATATTCTTCGTAACTATGGCGGACAAGACCTGGCCGAATTCTTGAAAGACCTGAAAGAACACATGGCGATCAAGGTCACGTCTGACGGTGGCGTGGATAAATTACAGGCCGATCTAAATATCGACGCTGTCATGGCCTTCCTGGACAAACAGCGCCGCGATCTGTTCGACTTTGCGGCCGCTGTCGATACAAAGGACCCTGACCTGGGGAACGCCAGCGGAACGGCGATCAATTTCCGTTATATGGACCTTGACGCTGACTGTGATTCCCTGGGAACAGAACTGAAAGACACATTCCGTCGTCTGAAACTGTTTATTGACGTTTACTTCCAGATCACCGGCCAGGGCGACTTCACAAACGAAGAATTCGATATTGTCTTCAATATGGACCTTCCGGTCAACGAAACAGACATTATCAACAACGCCGTGAACAGCAACGGTCTTCTGTCGAAACGAACGATCCTTCAAAATCACCCGTGGGTCACAGACGTCGACGAAGAACTGGCCAGAATCGACGAAGAAAAGAAAGCCGCTATGGAAGAATACGGCGACGGCCTTTTCAATCACGCTATGGGCGCCGACGACAGCCAGGAAGGCGGCGACAGCGCCGGCCTGAATGGTGGTGACGGCAATGACGAATAATGAAGCATACTGGACAGAAAGAGCCTTGAAACGCGCCGAAGAAGCCTACCTTCACGACGCGGCATTGACGGCGAAGCTGTTCCAGGAATACGAATCCGCCGCGAAGGCTATCAAGCGCGAAATCAGCGCCTTCTATTCGAAGTACGCTGGCAAGTATGGCCTTACATACGATCAGGCCGTCCGTCTTCTGAACCGGAAGGAATTCCAGGAATGGAAAGCAAGTCTGGCGGAATATGTGGACTATATCGCTACGATCCAGGACCCGAAGGTCAAGGCGCTTCTGACGGCACAACTGGACGTCCTGTCGGCGAACAGTTCTATTTCCCGGCTGGAAGCCCTTCAAGGTCAAATCGACCTGATCCTGAATGACCTGTTTGACAAAGGTGTCGCACAAATGAAGAACCAGTTCGGCGACGACTTCGTCGAAGGTTATTACAAGAAATGTTATGACCTTCAATCCAGGGCCGGATTCTTCAACGAGATCGCAAAGATCGACTATGCGGCCATTGAAAACGTCGTTTCTTATCCCTGGTCCGGCGCCATGTTTTCCGATCGCCTATGGCAGAACAAACAGGCGCTTCTTTTCAACACCAGGGAAGTTCTGACCCAGGGACTTATCCAGGGAAAAAGCGTGAACGTCATGTCTTCCGCCCTGGCGGCCAAAATGGGCCAGTCCTACAAGAACGCCGAACGCCTGGTCAGGACAGAAACCGCGCATATTCACGCGGAATCAGATCGGGCCGCATACAAAGAAGCCGGCGTCGAACAATATGAATTCATGGCGACGCTGGAAGTCCGAACCTGTGACGTCTGCGGAAGCCTGGACGGGAAACACTTCAAAGTCAGCGAAGCGAAAGTCGGTGTCAATTATCCGCCGATACACCCGAATTGTCGGTGTACTACGGTAGAATATGACCCAGACGACGCCCTGGACTGGTATAATTCCGGTCAACCTATGCCGAAAACCAAAACTTACGAAGAATGGTACGACGAACAGGTGGCCAGGAACGGTCAGGGATCGGTTGAGGTTGAGCGACAAAAGGTGTATAATAGAAAAGCAGACCTGGAACAGTTCGAAGCCTATTCCGAACGCCTGGGCGCTGACGCACCTTCTGACGTCGACACCTTCCAGCGCTTGAAATATAGCAAGCCCGACGAATGGTCCGACCTGAAAGGTCTTTATTCTTACAAAGGGCGCGTTCCGGAAGCGACGAAAGCCGACTTCCAGACGTACAAGAAGATCAAAGCTACCGGCATATATGGAACCGTCAGAGTTCCGGCCGCGAAGATTGATACTTCCGCCCTGACACTTGACGTCGCGCACATAAACGAACGCCGCCACGGCGTCACCCAGGAAGAAGCTGTTTCCTACATCAAGAACGCGGCGTTTTCCCTGAAAAGGCGTCACTGGACAGGCGAAACCTTCCTGAACTACTATTCAGAAGAAGGCGCTTCGTATGTGCGGACCGGCGACAACGTGATCCGGACTTCTTTCAAGAAGGACGAATTCGACAAAAAGACAAAATCCGCTATGGAGGTTTTGAAGAATGGAAAATAAAACTGTTTTCTGTCCTGTCCTTCAAAGACAGGTCAACGGCGACGACTGTTTCGATATTTCAATGGTCGCCGAAAAGACAACCCCCGACAGGTTCCTTCCGAAGGACTTGAAGCCGGAAGACTTCACGGACGGCAAGAAGGAAATCTGTTTGAAATGCAAATATCACCCTGAATAAGCGTCGATCGGATATTCCGACCGGCGTTTTCTTATGCGTTGAATCAGACATCACCCTTTTGGTGGTGTCTTTTTCATATAAAAAACAGCCGCACCCGTCCGGCGACCAGGCGGAACCGCAAAGCGTGTGGAAGTCACGATAAACACAGCGGAAAAGAAAGGAGAGATCACACATGATCATTGAAGGAATCAAAAATCTTCTGGGCGAAGACCTGACGAAACAGGTTGAAACAGCGCTGAAAGGAAAAGGCAAAGACGGAAAGGACGTCGACCTGGTTATCGGAAACGACGGAAGTTTCGTTCCGGCCGAAAAGTACAACGGCGCCAACAGCGGCAAAACCAGCGCGGAAAACGCATTGAAAGCCGCCGCCGAAGCGTTGAAGGCAATCGGCGGAAGTGGCGATCCGGCCAAGATCGCCGAAGACGTGAAGACGGCCCAGACCACTATCACAACCCTTCAAACCAACCATGACGCCGAAATCAAGAAGATCAGCAAGAACGCCGCCCTTCGAATGGCCCTGAACGGGAAAGTTCACGACCCTTCGGACATTATCGGCCTTCTGGACCTTGAGAAAATCGACGTCGACGACGCCGGCAACCTGAAAACAGACCTTGATGGCCTTTTGAAGCCTATCAAGGAATCGAAAGGCTATCTGTTCACAGAACCGGCGAAACCTGGCGCCCCTGAAATCAAAGGCGCAAAGCCGGCCGAGCCTGGCGCCCCTGGCGCACCGGCCGCAAAAGCAGACGGCCCCGTTTGCTTGTAAAACACACAAAACAAAAATCAGAAAGGAATGATTTACAATGGCAAGAACAAAAGCAATCAGCCTGATCCAGTCCGGTTCTACGAAAGTAGACCTTGCCGAACTTTCCGGCCTTGTGATCAGCAACATTCAGAAGGACACCCTTTCCCAGGGCTTGA